GAACATATACGCCAGATCATGCCGCCCCTGACGCCACAGCCAGTTGGCCACACGGTAGGACTGGATCGCCTGAAAGCCTTTGAAATACAGCAAGGGCTGCAGGAAGCGATGGCATGCCGGATCGCGTTCGTAGACGGCGACGATATCTGCACGCGCCGCCAGCGCCAAATCCGGATCAGAGGCGTGCGCCTCATCACAAATCTCGCGCAGAATCTGCTCGGACATTTCGCCATTCGCCAGCTTCAGCGAAATCCGGTAACTCAACGCCCGCTCGATTGTCGGGTGATGCAGCACCGAATAATGCACAAGCCCACCCAGCAGCGGCTCGTCCCGAACAGCATCTTCTGCCTCGGTCAGAATCCGTGCCCAAACCGGATCAAGTTTTTCAACTTTTGCTTTGGTTTTGGCCATTGCGCCCTCCGTTTAACGCGTTGACCATAACAGATATGTCGCGGATCGGAAACGCAAAGAGGTGATGTAAAATATCACAAACGCGAATGTTGAATTTGATCACCCTAAGAAAGGGTGATCTGTGCATATGGCCCGGATCCGTAGGTTTCCGAAACCTGGGCAACTTCGATTGAATATGCGCCAGCGACAAGATCAGAGGCGCGTTGGGCCTGCGTGTAGGTCCATTTAGGCTGAGACACGATAGCTTCACGAACGGTTTGTCCCGCTTGCTTAATGCGCACGTGATAGCTTTCGTTGCTTTCCCCAAGCGGCACGTCACTCAGATCCCAGCTATCCCCGTCAATGCGGGTCCGGCGGACCCAGCTGACCGAAATATCCCCTGCGACGTCCAGCGCCTGAAGATGTGCCGGACGGTACGGGCGCGCGCCATTGCCGTTGAAGGCATGCGAGACATACTCGTAGCTAGGGTCATCATAGGGCCTGCTAGCCGGACCAATCCGGTAGTGGCGCAACTGTCGTTTTGCGGACGCCGCCAGTGAAATTTGCGGTGCCGACCCATCAAGCAGCACCACAAAAGATCCAACAGGCCATTCCCGCGGCATCACACCATCCGTGCCGAATTGACCACGCAACCGGTGTCCAAGTCGCCACGTGTCTGCTGCGACAAGCGTCGCATCGCGGAACTGAAAGATTTCCCAATTGTCCGGCGATCCGTCACCAATCGCCATCATGTTCGCACCTGACAGCAAGGCTTCTTCTGTGATGGACTCGAGGTTTCCTGTGACCAGTTTGATTTGCAGTTCGCCGCCAAGGTCCGGCAAACCGGACATGGCTGCCGGCAAGACGGTTTCGGTTTCGCCGATGATCGCGCCCTGTTCGATCAGGGTATTGACCTCGTATCCTGCATCGGTGGCCGATGAATACAGCGCGACGGCCCCAGGCCACGGGTTGGCGGTGACTGCCATGTAGGGCGCATGTTCAGCTTCGTCGCCACGCATCAAGGGCAAATCCACAAACAAGGGCAGAACCGGTGTTACAGGCGTAAATCCTGACAAAGCGGGCGCAGCTTCGGGGAAGTCAGGAACGTCATGCACCGAAGGCTCGATCCGCGTCGCATCAATCTGTTGGTAATCGCCCTGCTCGATCCGGTCGATCCGCGCTGTGATCGGAAGGCCCGCGCTTTCGATTCTGATGACGTCCCCAGCGCCCAGATAGGACTGGGACGGAGGAAGGCCAAAGCGCAGCGTATCCCGCGCAATTCGCGATTCCGCCAGCCAGCGTTCAAGCGTTTGACGCCCCTCTGCGCTGGTCATCGCCAGGGGCAGTTCGCTTTCGGATACCGAGTGCGTTTCATCCTCAGGGTGTACCACTTCTTCGGCGCGGATCGCGTGATCGCCGTCGGCTTCAAAGAACCGCAACCGGACACGCCCGGCCATTTCCGCCTCATTCGCGCGGGTGTGGCTAAGCGCGCCGTCCAGATCGCCACTGATCACCAGAGCATTCGGGTCAATGTCGGTCACAAGCGGATCGGTCCGCATCTGGAACCGCAGCACACCGTCACGCTCTACCGCATCAAATCCGTAAGCCAGCATCAGAGATTGCAACGCCGCACGGCCACTTGCCACGTCAGCCTCGTGGAAGCCACGGACAAAACCATGCAGGCCCGAAACATCGATCTCGGTCACGCCACAACGCGCGCAGATGTCCTCCACCACAGAAGCCAAGGTGCAGCCAGAAATCCGCCCGGTGATCCAGTGACCGCGACGGTAATTGCCGCCATCCGACCAAGTACCCGACATCGACGGAAACCAAGGATAAGGCCGCGCATCCCACGCCCAGACAAATGCGTGGGTCATGTCGATCATTGGTGCTTCATAGTGCACCGATACAGGGTTGTTCGCAGGATCGCCCCAATAGCCATGCATAGCGCGAAGGTACTGCCGCTGGATCAGATCATCACGCCGCCCGTTAGATGCGCGCGGCATATGGCTTTCCGACGACTTCGGATCAAGGAACACATTCGGTTGGTTTGTGCCCTTATCGATGGCTGGACAGCCAAGTTCTGTGAACCAGATCGGCTTTGACTGCGGTTCCCACGCTGTTGGCGCATCCGAACGGACGCCGCCGACGCGGTTGTGGTGCGAATTCGTCCACCACGACCGGATATCTTTGTAGCGATAAATCCAATCCTCGCCATGTGCACCATCGGTGACGGGTTCACGGCGCTGGGCTGCGACGGCTTCGGGCGACGGATAGTACCAATCATAGCCCTCGCCGCCTTCGACGTTCGACTTCAGGTAATCCACGTTGTGGATATGCCCCCAATCCGCATCTGCGTGATCCCGCCCGTCGCGCCAGTCGGACAGCGGCATATAGTTATCGATACCGATGAAATCGATGTTCGGATCGGCCCACAGCGGATCAAGATGAAAATACACATCACCCGAGCCATCCTGCGGCTGATAGCCGAAATATTCGGACCAATCAGCCGCATAGCCGATCTTCGTATCCGGCCCCAGAATGGTGCGGACCTCTGCAGCCAGATCGCGCAACTGATCGACAGCCGGAAAGCCCTGATCATCGCGGATTTGCGTCAGCCCGCGCATCTCGGACCCGATGCAGAAACTCTCCACCCCGCCAGCTGCTTTGCACAGTGCTGCGTAGTGCAGAATGAACCGGCGGAAGCCCCATTCATCAGGCCCCGAGTAGCCAACAGACTTGCTGCCAATCGTGAAGTGCGAGGCGGCCGCCGTCCCGAAAAACGCCTCGACCTCGGACCGTGCCGCGGCAGAGCCATCCGTCGTGCCAGCAATATTGGGTGCCAAAGACGTCGTGATACGCCCACGCCATGGCAACGCAGGTTGATCTGCCCCGCCCGACCACGGATCGGTCAATCCGTTCCCTGCCAATTGGTCCATCAGAATAAAGGGGTAGAACATCACCTCTTGCCCCTTGCCCTGAATAGATTGGATCGCTTCGATCACCGACGCATCGTTGGGCGTTCCGCCATAGACAGTTCCGTCATCATCCGAGGGCACGACCTGCGCGGCACTGCGCGTGAGGCCAGAAACGCGCCACGCGCTTTTGCCGATCTCGTGGCGCGTTTGTTCGACCTTGGGGCGCAGAGTGCAGTGCCCTGCCCGCAGATCATCGCCAAACCAGCTGACCACCACCGACACGGCCCGGCAATTCGGAGCCTCGTCCGACAACATGTTCAACGAGGTCACAAAATCTGCCTGCTCGGACGGCGAATGCACGTTCACAGCTGTCTTCTTGCCCGTACCGGTCTTCTTATAGCGTGGCGTTGTGGATAGCGCGTATTCCCCAGAACCGGGCAACAACGCGACCGCATTGATCTGATGCGGCACGTCGTCCTCGTCCATGGACGGACGCGTCACCTCAAAGCTGAACTGGGGAATACGGTTGCCGAATTGTTCAAGTTGCAAATCCTCGAACACGACGTAAGCCGTACCGCGATAGGCAGGCACGTTGCCTGTTCCCTCAAAGGCTTCGATCTTCGGATCGGGCAACTGATCTCGATCGCCCTTGTAGACCCGCATATTCAGGTCCGGCACAGCGATTTCATCGCCATCCGCCCAGACGCGATTGACCGACGTAATCTCGCCTTCGCACAGCGCAATCGCAACCGACACACTGTAGCTGTAGGTTTTGACAGTCGGCTGGCTTGGCGATCCCTTGCCACCACCGCCGCCAGACGTTTTGCGTTTTTCAATGAACGGACCGGCCCAAATGACCTGCCCGCCAACACGCATCCGGCCATAAACGCGCGGGATACCCGATCCTTCGCTGGCGCCTGACAGGCGGAACCGTTCGATACGGCCGGTCTCAATCGTTTCGGCACCTTGGCCCATCAGCCGCTGGTCAATCGCACGGCCAAGCGTCGCCCCGACAAAACGGCCAGCGGCAACTGCCGACAGCCCCAGAACCGTTCCGCCGATAGACCCACCAATTGCCGCACCCGCAGCCGAAAGAAGCACCGTCGCCATCACTGAATCTCCTTGGGAAAGGCAAATCGCGCGGCAATTCTGCGTTGCCACGGCTTGGTCAGGGCGCTTTCGATGACGCCATGACCGGAATAGGAATGGATAAAGCCCTGCTCGCTGGCGATGCCCAGATGTTTGGCAACAGCGCTGTCGCGCATCCGGAACAGCAGCACATCGCCTTCCTCAGGCTGCCCCATAGGCCGCGCCAACAAATGCCGCTTGGCCGCGCGCCACAGGCGTTCATCGCCCTGCGGTTCGGACCAGTCCATCGTATAGGCAGGTGGCGTTTCGGGTTCGGCCCCATAAAGCCCGCGCCACACACCGCGCAACAATCCGAGACAGTCACACCCCGCCCCAAGGGTCGAGGCCTGATGCACGTAAGGCGTCCCGATCCAGCGCCGCGCTTCTACAACAGCAGGGCTCATAGTCTGATCCAGTTCAGACCCTTGCGCTTGGATTCCCGCTGCGCATTTTTCGAAGGCTGCGAGATCATCCAATCTTCGCCGGGAATGTCTGGAAAGCCCTGAAAGTTGACGCCATTGGCAAACTTGCCGACGCAAGTGTCGAAACGCTTGTCACAGCCCACAACCAATCGAACTGTGTCACCTGCGGCCAATTCTGCACGCAGGCTTTGCCAAAGTTCTATTTCGCGCGATCCGTCAGCCAACGTGACATCGCGCTTGATGGCAACGCTCAGACCATGCGCCGCGCCGTCGACCACCTGAAAGGCACCGCGTTCGAACCACCCCGCATCATAGCCATGCAAGGCAGAAAATCGCACCTTCAATCGCTCAGGCACGTCCTGCACAACGACTGTCGCAACCATCCCCGGCGCGTCCAGATCGACACCGCAGGACCGATCCCCGAACACCGCCGTACAGGGCTTTTGATAGGCGCGCCCGATGGGACGGTTCAGCAGATCCGTCAGACCACGCAATTCTGCCTGAAACTGCCCGTCGGTGCGACGCACTTCGCCGATAAACCCGCGGAACAGCACTTTGCGTTGGCTCACGTCCGCCCAGTTCACCAGATAGGCCAGCACCTCGGCCCCGTCATAGCGACCGGCTTCAATGTCTTCCTCGCGAATAGCTGTGGACGACAAGGCCCCCAGCGCTTCGGTGTTATCAACGGCCAAGCCCGTGCCCTGTTGCAACGCCATCGCGGTCAATCCGGTCTCGGCCTTAAAGTCCACTCCGTCAAAGGACAGATCACGATCATGATCGGTAAAGCCCAGAACCTCTCCGTCATTGCGTGTGATTTTCCAGCAGCGCGACACGGTCGTATGGCCTGTGCCCAAATGCGCCTCTAGCTCTGCAACGCTCATACGCGAATCTCCACCACTGGAACGCTGGGCGCTTCCCCCGCCTGAAAATTCGCCATGCTCGTCTGGATGCGGTCCGTGTCAAAGCGGACCGGCACATCAAATTCGTACCCAGCCGAAATCACCGCCCCGTCGAACGGCGGCGCAATGAACGTCAGGACGCCCGTTTCATTATCCAATTCGAAATGCACACCTTCCGTCTGGTCCACGCCATGCACCGCCACGGTGACAGAACCAGGAACAGGCTTTTGAATCGGGCGCAAATAGGTTTGCTCACCTGAACGATAGGTCTTGGACAGTTGGAACACTGTTGCCTGTCCGTCGCCATGGGCGATCACCTGATCTTCGCGGCCAATATCCTGCGACGGCTTGCAGGATTTGAAGTCTGACCAGTCCTTCCAGCGGAAACCGTGCAACTGCCCGTGGCGTGCTTCAAAGAAAGCGATCAACGCTTCGATATCATCCAAAGACCGCATCCCGATGCCCGCGTCATAGCGACGGCG